CTAAGACACCATAATCTATGTTGCCTATTATAAACCCATCTATGACAGGTTCTAGCGTTGTAAACACCGTTTTGAAGCTATTAGGTGTGATGGTGTTGGCTACGCCAAATATCTGCAAGGTTTTCTCCAGCTTAGACCCACCAGGCTGGGTAGTGATTACTGTAATCGGATCAAAGAAATCTAGGTTTAGGGCAGCGATTATGCCTGTGTTGTAGTTAGGGGTGTATAGGTCTAACTCGATAGCATCGCAGCGGATCGTGGTCTCAGCTCTACTAGCCACATAAGCCTGCGCATAATCTAGGGCTACGGCATCGGTCTGCATTAGCAAATCTTGCAGGTTATAACTATGGATAAAATACTTGTCAATAGATGGCTGATTGATGGCTGTCTGTGCTGACCCGCCTGATCTGCTGATCTGGGCTGAATTGAATATAAGCGTGTCGTCTAATTTCCATACTGCATTGGCGTATTGGATACCAGTGCCATCATCTGCAAATAGGGTAGGGGTAGCACCTATTGATGCAGTGGCAGTAAGCCTGTCCTTAAATACAAACTCGCCATTACTGTCAACATATATAGAACCGTATTCTGAATTAGCGACAGTCTCCATAGCACTTAGAGATGTGCGTGCTGTGCCTGGGTCAGCCTGTAGGGTAGTTTGACCTGCATCTATTAAACGCATTGATGGTGGCCAAGCGATCTCATCTAATATCTGGTTAATACGTGTGCCTGATAAGTCTCCAGCAGTAGCGCCTGTGACTGTGCTGATCTGTGCGTTTTGTGCAAGCCTCATCGCATCTACAGCTGTGATAGTTGTATAGGCAACCTCTGTAGCATCTTTAGGTTGCTGGTTAACATAAGATGTAATAAAGCCTGAGAATATAGGATAGGTAATGCCACTATATGTAGCGGTTATTTGAACTTTCTTCATAGGCGTTAATAATCCAAAGTAAGGCCCAGTTGGGTTGGTAGGATTAAAGTCGCCATTCTGATCTACTATGCGTAAAGTTAATTGGCCTGTAATAAATCTATCTGCCGTAGGGTTACGACCTATTTTAGTCTGGACATAATTGACCCTATCAGATACATCGACAATTACAGCTGCGGCATCGGCCAATACGTTAGTGCCCAATATGCCTGAATCGATTAGGAATGCCTGAGCAAATGCTGGGCCAGTGCTAAAGTTAATTACTGCATTTATGACAGGCACAGTCATTATTGAATAAACCCTGCTGGCGCTAGATCTCCATTTTGCTTATAAATCTTTAATAATAAATCTTGCATTGTTATTTCAAATTCTTGTAATGAAGTTAGGCTGCCCTCTACGTTTACGTTAATTACAGGGGCAGAGGTAGTTGTCGGCACACCCGATGGCATAGCACTTGATGGTATGTAAGTATCGCCTCTGTCGAATGTGGCAGCACCAGCCTGCACTCTTTCTAATAATTTAGGTAAACTTTCTTTTAATGAGTCTAAGGTGCTGCCCACGCTTTTTAAAACTATAGCGGTATCTGCTGGGTTTGGTGCTGTAACAGTTGTGCCAGCTTTAATTTGTTTATCTTGCAAAGCTGCTAAGTCGTTAAGATATTTTGTTATATCAGCCTTGCTAGAATTTAAAGACAATACAGCCCCACCAAATGCTGAGGCTAAATCAGTAGCACTTTTAGCTGCGCTTAATTCTGCACTGTATTTTTTAGCCAAGGCCTCGTTATTGTCTAGGATCGCTAACTTAGCCTGTATGCGTAGTTTGGTCTCGGCATCGGTAGCCTCGCCTAGCGCCTTCATTAAGGCTATGCGCTCAACGTTAAACTTTTCTTCTAGTTTATCTACCTCAGACTTAGCCTTCATTTTGTTAATTTCATCTTGGCGTAGTTTGTTAGAAGTCTTTAGCCTAGTAATTTCTTTAACACGCTCTATATCTTTAGTGGCGCTAGAGCCTAGTGAATAAGTAAAGTTGGAACTAGATTTCATTCTTTCGTTTGCGCCTGTAGAACTTAAAAACTCAAACCCTTTTTCGCCTAATAAAAAACCTGGCTGTAAAATTTTTATTAAATCTTTTAATCCCCCACCACTAACTTTATTTACTAGGCCATCTAATTTTGATATTAATAATCCTGCGCCATAAATAGCATCACCAATAGATGCGCCCAAAGCGTCCATTTGGCTTGTGGCACTTTCTATGTTTTTATCTTTACCTAGCGCTGATAACGCATCTAATAAGCCTCTTCCAATTTCTTCCTTAAAATTTTCCGTAGATACTGTTAGCAAATCCATTTTGCCAGCATAAGTATCTAATCTGGCTGCTGCTTGACCGCTAAATTTTTGATTTAATTCGGCGAGGATTTTTTCCATACTGCCAGTCTTTAATGTGGCTTTGCTTAGTCCTGCGCCTAATCTACTAAGCCCCGTAGTATTGCCTGCAAAACCTCTGCTTAGAGCTGCGCTTACCTCTGTAAGTGATTTGCCTGTAGCTGCGCTAATATCTAAAGCTGTATTTAATGCTTCTTGGCTTAAAGTAATTGATCCGCTAGAAGTTAGTAATTGCTGGAATGCTGGCCGTAATTCATCATCTAGTACGCCCGTTACCTTTTGTAAATTGGCTATATAGTATTCAACAGATGGTGCTGCAAATGCGTTGCCAGTGTTTTTTAATTGTAACTCTAAAGACTTGGCAGCCTTCTCATCGGCCATAAATGCTTTAACTGCATTTTTACCATAGTTAAATAAAGCCTGAGCCCCAAATACGCCAGCAAAAGTTTTACCTAATTGGCTTACTTGTTTATCAAACGCAGAAATTTCTTTCTTGCCTTTTTTTAATCCTTTGTTGTCAAAGGTGCTGACTGCACTGACAATTAAATTAGGCACTATGCTGCCTTTCTAAGTTCTGTATCTTTTTTAAATTTGATTGCTACTGTATCAATAGCCTCAACCACAGCTGGAATTACTTTGTTTTTAGTTTCATCCCAAGCACGGAAAATAACACGGCCTCGCTGTTTGCCTTGGCCCTTCATACTGCTTAGCATCTCAGCTGCTGAATTAAACTCAGCTGGTGCATTAGGGTTTAATGATTTATTACCTCTAGGTTTATTTAAGCGCCCAGCAGTTTCAAAGATTGCGCCTGATCTAGAATTATTGTAAACATAAAATGCAGCTCTATAACCACTGTTATTGCGTTTGTTTTGACCTGCTGAATAAGCTACGCCACCTATTGCCAAAGCATAATCGTATGGTGGAAATAATTTTTTAGGATCTTTAATAGTATCTATTGATGCAGTGCCTTTAGCCCAGCCGCTTAAAACTTCGCTTTGCTGTGGCAGATAACCACGTGCTCGATTCCGGACTATTAACATAGCCCGCTTCACGTTTTTAGACATCTCTCGATTAAGGTCTTTGTCTACATCCTTCATGGCCTTTTGGAGTTGCTTAACGCCGTTTACTACGACTGGCATTTCGGATCTCCTTAGCTCTGTCGGTTAGGACTTGTATGATTGCGGCATACATTTCGCTATCCATATCAATAAACTCTCTAGGCGGTATCCCAGTCTCTACGCTCAGCTGTGCGATGCTGTAAAGGACTGAGGACCGCTCAGTTATTTTTTTTCTTCGTCTAATACCTCGACAGTATCCAGAGTGTCAATAAACTCTGCTGACCATAAAGGTATCTGTGCGCCAGCCCTGCGTAAGCATTCATAAGCAAGCCAGAAAATTTCTGTTTGCCTTTCGTGCTCACGCAAGACCTTGCTAATACCTGAGCCGTACTTTAACTCGAAAGCGTACTCGACACCTGGTGTTATCTTGTGCTCTGATACTTCACCATTAGCCCTTGTTATCTTTAGCTTTGCCATTATTACTCCTTAGTTAGAATGCCACCGATGGGGACACTGTTATTGCGGAGTTTACAGTAAAGGATAAACTGCTGCTTGCAATTTCTGCCACGCCGCCTGTGCCAATCGGGGTTAAGTTATTTACCAAAATTGAAAATTGATAGGTCGGGTTAGTAGCTGATACGGCAGTGCCTTTAACAGTGATTACTGATACTGCTAGGGTCTTGCCAAAGGCTGCGCTGAGTGTCTCGTTTACAGCAGAGGCTGCCCAGTCATTGAGGAAATCAATAGAAAATGTGCCAGATTGCAACCCAGCCACAAATCGGTGAGAAAGATCCCCTTGCGTTGTAACTTCAAGTTCGTCCACAATTTGATTGATTACAGCGTTAGTTACGTAAGCGCTGATATCGATTGAAGGTACTGTAGGTGCAGCATTAGTAGCCAACTTAACACCTACGTTGTTATTTAAATAAATTGCCATACTTTATTCCTCTTCTTTCTTAGTTTGTGCAGTTGGTTTTGGTGCTTCTTTAATTTGGCCTGTCTTGATTAAGAAGGCTAAGTCTTCTGATGTGCTCATTTTAACTCCAGCTCGTTAGGATTGATACAGTTATTTCTGATGTTAATAAATCTCCACTAGCTGCATTAGTTATAGCTGGAGCGGAGACACTTGATATGTTGTAAACCAGGGTCGATGCCGCTAGTTTAGTTACTACTGCCACAATAAAATTCTCTATGCCTAATAGGTTGCCTTGATTGTCAAATGCAGGTGTAGTTATTAAAATCTTAAAATTAGCCAGGGGTGCTATGGCTGTCTGGCTGTTATTGTTAGGCACGATATAAGGATCGCTAGGGGTTACTACAACGCTGTTAGCAAGCAAAGTTGCAGGCGGAAATGAGAAGGTTGACCATACGCCATTATTTGTTAAGGCTGTTGCTAGTGTGCCACGTAGGGTGGAAATCGCTGCCATTAGCCCACCAGTGATGCTGGACTTGAATACGGCTGGATGAGACCACGCACTCGGTTAATCAGCTGATAACCCATCCGATAGGGGCTGGCACTGATCCCATCCATACCGACCCCACCTGTCTGGCTAACTTGTCTTGCTTGCCAGATGTCCACTGCAATTATCATCGCAGCTTCTCGTATTGCAGGGGTGCTCGCATAAGATTGGGTCTTGTGTTCTGGGCCTCTTGCGTTGCCATAAGGTACTACTTTATGAAAATTCTGATTAGCTGCTGTTTTTGCATATTGCACAAATGAATATCCATTAGGGTAATTAATTTGACCAAATTGATACATAAATACTGGGATAAGGCTAGTTGTGCCTGTGCTTGGCGGTATTGTGCCGGTGATTGTGTAAGTGCCATTAAATGTTGAACCACAAGCGCTTACTACTATTTGCTGACCTGTTACAAATGCGTTGGAATTAGAAAGCATAAGTGTTGCCACGTTATCTTGTAATGCTGTGCCTACTACTGGGGCATCGTTATGCCATAAGTATTGGCTAATTAAATCTTCTGCCGATTGACAGCATTCTTCCACTGTTGCATCGGAGTAGAGTGAACCAATACCAAGATTAGCCCGTAACTCGGCTGTTGTAACAAACGTTGCTGGCATCTCTACTCCTTTGCTAATAGCTCTCTGGGGCTAGGGCTACTAAACCCCAGAGATTACTTATTGTTTAATCGGTCTTATCAGGTCTTCTTGTACTTGATAATTCCGTTAGGCATCTTGGCGATTGTTGCCATATATCCGTAAATTGCTACCTGTACTTGTAGGTTCGATACTACATTTACAGACATATATGCCTGAGGTGAGCGATATACAGTAAATGCTTCTGGTGCAAGAATTACAGCAGAATCATCATCAAATGTAGTAGCTGTGAAGTTCTTGTCTACGTATAGATCAAGTCCTAATACTGAGCCACGGATTGATTGTGGGCCAACTTGGCCTGCTGCGTTCATTGGTTGCAAGGCGTTAAATACTGGTCGCTTTGTTGTATCTTGTGCACCGATCAACGCACCCCATTGTGCTGGGTTAGCGATGTAATTCTGTGCAAAGTAACCTGTGTTTGAGTAGATAGTACGTGCGCCTTCTGTTGTGAATGCAACGATACCATCTAGATCAGCAGATGTATTTGTACCATTCATACCAGCTGCAAGTAATGCAGTTAATACTGTGGTGTCGATTGTCTTCAAATAAGCTAGAGAGAGTTG